AACGTTGTCGGCGCTGCCGCAACCCTGGCAGGACTGATCCCGAACGCCAAATGGGTCAGCTCGGCCGGTGCCGGCGCTCTGGCTAAAATTTCTCTGAAAATCGGGGGCTAATCGACATGACCCAGCTTAAAAAAATCGTCGTAGCCATCGATGCCGCTATCGCGCATCAGATCGGCCGCGATGCGTACCAAGTGACCTTCAACGACGGTCTACCGACCCTCGACGACGGCCTGGCGTTCTACATCAGCCAGTAGGCGAACCTGGAATCTCGCATCTACGAGGCCAAGTACGCCGCGATCAACTACATGGAGCTGATCCCGGTCGATACCTCTCTGCCTGAGTGGGTGGATAGCTGGGACTACATCAGCTACGACGGCGTGACCATCGGTAAATTCATCGGCGCCAGCGCAGATGACCTGCCGGATGTAACGCTGAACGCGAACAAGTCTTCTGTGCCTATCGGCTACGCCGGTAACAAGTACAGCTACAGCCTGGACGAGCTGCGCAAGTCGCAGGCTCTGCGCATCCCCCTGGACACCGCCAAGGCCCGACTGGCCTTCCGTGGCGCCCAGGAGCACACCCAGCGCGTGGCCCACTTCGGTGACGCGGACCGCGGCATGACTGGCCTGTTCAACAACCCGAACCTGGCGCTGTCGAACTCCACGCTGAACTGGTATGACGCGGCCACCACCGGTGACCAGATCGTTGCCGACCTGAACAAGATCCTGGTTGATGGCTACCTCAACTCGGCGACCGTTCACCTGTTCGACACGATCATCCTGGATGCCGCCCGGTTCGCGCACATCTCGAACAAGCGGATGGGCACGATCACCGACAAGACGATCCTCGAGTACTTCCGCACCAACAACCAGTTCACCGCGTTGACCGGTCGCCCGATCAACATCTTCAGCCGTCTGCAGCTGTCCGCTGCCCAACTGGCTGCTGCCGGCGTGTCCAACGGCAACAAGGATCGCATCGTCGCTTACGAGCTGAACGACGAAAACCTGGGCATGCAGGTGCCGATCCCATGGCGCTCCCTGGCTCCGCAGATGCGCAACCTCAAGGTCAACGTGCCTTGCGAGTACAAGATCAGCGGCGTTGAATTCCGCTATCCGTTCTCTGGCGCGTACCGCGACCAGTTCTAACCAGCCGATCTGTGGCCGCTTCCGCTATGCCCGGGGCGGCGGCCAATGATTCCGGGCGAGGATTCGACATGTTCCTGAAGAACGAAGCAGCACGACTGATCACCATCAACCACCTGGTCGATGGTGCTGAAACCAGCTATCCGATCCTGCCGGGCGAAAACCCAGCGGTAGAAGTGCCGGACGCCGTGGCGAAGATCGACTTCGTCAAGGCTCTGCTCAAGAACGGCGACCTGCGCCGTGTTGGCGCTGATGAGTTGGAAGGCGAAGACGATGATGGCGATGACATCGAAGCTTTGCGCGAACAAGCAGGCCGCGCCGGCGTAAAGGTCAACAAGACCTGGGGCAAGGCTCGCTTGCTGGACGAAATCGCCAAGGCCTCCAAGGCCGAGTAAAACCCGGGCGCCTGGCGCCCAATCATTCAAGGTGAGCGCATGCAAATCACACCGGAAATAATCGCCTCGTTCCGGGCGGCTCAGCTCGCGTTCACGGATATCGTCAAGTGGCCTAATGCCGTCGTGCAGGAAGCGCTGTGCGAGGCTGATTGCGAAACCGGGAGCAGCCGCTGGGGCGCCTACGAGGACGATTGTCACAACCTAAAGCGCCGCGGCCTGTACTACTTCGCCGCGCACTGGCTGTCGGTCACCTACCCGACAGGCCTGGGCGCAACTGACCCGACGAACGTCCCGTCTACTGCGCGCCTCAACGTGGCTGCCAAGTCGATTGGCGATGAGTCGGTGACATATCGGGTTGGCGCCATTCAGGAAACCGAAAACGACTGGCTTTCTCTCACCAACTACGGCGTTCAGTTCCTGCGACTGCGCCGGCGCGTGGGCATGGGTGCCAAGGCGGTCTGATGATCACTCTCGACATCCAAGGCTTCCAGGAGCTGCAAGACGAGCTGTCCAAGGAGCTGGCTGCGCCGAGGTCGGACAAGGTCGTCACCGTCGGCATCCATGAAGAGGCCGGCAACGTCGAGTCGGGCGATATCACCATGGCCGGCCTTGGCGTCACTCATGAGTTCGGCGCCGAGGTCAAGCACCCGGGCGGCACGTCCTATGGGTATGCCAGCAAGGCCGCCGCTGACCGTGATGAGGTGCGCTTCCTGAAGAAGGGCGCCGGCTACATGGAGCTGGGCGTGACCCAGGCCCATGCGATCACCATTCCGGCTCGGCCATGGCTTGAGCCTGGAGTGGCGAGCGCAACGCCCGAGGTGCTGCTGACCATTCAGGATGGAATGGCAGCCGGTCAGTCGATGGATCAGATCCTTGAGACTGTCGGCGTAGTGGCAGCGGCCGCCGTGAAGGTCTACATGACCGAGCTGAAGACCCCGCCCAATGCCGCATCGACCATTCGCCAGAAAGGCAGCTCAAACCCGCTGATCGACTCCGGTGCCATGCGTCAGTCGGTCACGCACAAAGTATCTATCGGACCTGTGACGGAGGGCCTGGAATGAGCAGCACGCTGAGCATGGCCGGTCACGTTGACGATACGTTCGTCAGCGTCCCGGCATCGCGCACCGTCTCGGTAAATGGGCAGTGGGTTGAGGGCATCTGGGTTCCTGGCACGACCGACACGAAGGATTACACCGTCAACATCCAGCAGGCCAGCGACCGGGAAGTGGATTTCATCCGCCAGGGCGGTGAGCGAATCACTGACGTGCGCCGGATCTACATCAACGACGGCGAGATGCAGTTGATCGACCAAACCGGCACATGGGCATTCCTCGGGCAGCAGTGGAAGGCCGTCAAGTGCGACAACCGCTGGTGGCGCGACTACTGCAAAGTCCTCGTCATGCGCATTGACGATCAGTCAGGCGGCCCAGCATGACCAATCAAGAGTTTTTCGCAAAGCTGCGCCCAATCGTGATGCTGGCGACCGGCGTTTCTGAGTGCCTGCTGGCTGACCAGATCGGCCCCGGAAGCATGCCTGCACCCACAGGCGCATACGCAACGATCACGCCCAGGCAGTACGTCAGCGAGCGCGGGCAGGCCAACGTGAAGTCCCGCGACATCCCTGGCGACAAAGTCGAGTTCGATATTCGGGCGCAGATCATGTGTTCGTGCAGCGTTAACTTCTACCGCGGCGAGGCCTTGATGTACGCCGAGCGCCTGAAGCAGGCCAACAAGCGGCCCGACATCAGCATCATGCTGTTCAAGGCCAAGATCGGTTGGAACAGCGCCGACGGGGTGAACAACCTCACCAGCCTGCAATCGGCCAACTTCGAGCAGCGGGCACAAATCACCCTTCGCCTGATGTACGAGGCGATCAGCATCTCCGAAATCAACAACATCCTGAGCGTCGAAGTGGCGCTCGAGAATGAAAAAGCTCAGGTCCTCCAGACCTTCACCGTCGAAGTCGACCCCTCATAACCCATTGGAGCTAGCACAGTGAGCTATCCAGCTACCAACATCATCCGGATTAATGCCCGGATCAGCCCGGCAGGCCTGGGCAATGCGAACTTTGCAAGCGCCATGCTGTTCGCTCCCGAAGACGAATTGCCCGTCGGCTTTGCCGTGGACACCTATCGGACCTACTTCTCCCTGGTTGCGCTGTCGGAAGACTTTGCCGACACCACCGAGACCTACAAGGCGGCCCAGCGCTGGCTTGGCGGCACCCCGGCTACTCGCGAGCTGAAGGTGTGGAGCACTGCTGATGCTGACCTGACCCGCGCCGCCACCCTGAACAAAGCCCGGAACATGCTCTGGTGGTACTGGACCATGTGGACGGCGCCGATTCTGGCCGTCAAGGCTGACGTCTTGGCTATCGCGCAATGGTGCGAAGACAACACCAGCATGTTCATCGACAACCAGACGGGCGCATCGGCTACTGAGATTCGCGATCCTGCTGACACCGATGACATTGCCAC